TAATCTCATCCAAACCCGAGTTCTCATTACGAGGCTTCAGGATTTTGCCAAGGATGACCCCGATAATCCGCGCTCGGCGCGCTTGACGCGCACACAAGCTATGGTTGGGCTCGCGTTGCTTAGGAAAGTGCTTCCTGACATGCAAGCCCTTGAGATCTCGGGCAATTCCGAGGCGCCGATCACGGTGCAGGTGCTGCGGTTCAGCGATGCGCCGCAGATAGATGGGCAATATCAACAGGTTACGAGCGTTGACCAGCTCGCCCAGGTCGAGGCGAATCCGCGCCTGATCGAGGATGAGCCGACCGCGCCAGATGCTAAGGGAACATCGGCAAAGCGAGGAAAATCAAAGGCTTAAACGCGGCCTTTGACAATGGGACCACCCGGGGCCGGGCGGGGAGAGGCCCCCCGGGTGACCATCCAGGCAGCTAGGGCAAGGGTCGCGGGAAGGCTCAGGCCATATCCTCCCCCCGCAGTAAATCTATCCGATTTTCCCGGTAAAACACTTTTTGTTGCTCAATGTTGCCTAACGTTGGTGGTTAGTAAACAGGATCGCGGCGGCTAGGAAGAGCGCGCTTTACCGAAAGCGCATGGCACGGCCAGCCAGCGACGGCTCAGCCCTCGGGCAGCCGTTGGGTCGTCCCCAGCGTTGCCGCCGCGAACATTCCGTTGACCGCTGTTGCGAGTGGCATCATCATGGGCATCGGCGGCTAGGTCGAGTACCCCCGACCGAACGCGTGGCCGGTCCCCCAGGTCCACCGCGCTGCCGCCGCATCGACTGGCAACTGAAGGGAACTGGCGCCCGACCCGTTTTGCAGCGCGTGCGGGCGCTTTTTTCGAGGCGGCATAGAAGAGGACGCGCAGGAGAGCTTGATGCGCCAGGCCGATGAGCATCTGCGGCAGATCATCGAGGACGTGGTCGCGGGCGAGCTGCTGCTGATTGCGAGCTGGCGCAGTGAGCTTGGGCGCAGGGTCGCTGCCGCGGTGCTGCGCCGGATGGAAGATGACGGCATCTGGCTGTACGACGAGAGCGGCTATATCGGCCATACCAGCGGCTGATGCCTGTGAGCACGGATGGTCGACGCTATACCCGCGACCTTGTCCCGAATGTGAGGAGCAGATGAGCGACGAACCGAGCGAGAAGCAGCGCGAGGTTCGCCGCCGCATCGCCCTGGCGATGTTTATTAACCGAGACATCCCGGATTGGGTGCCCGAGCTGGTCTTGGCCGGCATCGAGCAAGACATGGCCGGGATCAGCCGGCTGTGGGGCGAGCACATCCACAAGCCAGAGGATCTCGACCCGGTCTGCCATCTGCTGTGCGAGGTATTCGGCGAGGCCGCCGTTGGCCGTGTGCTCGACCGCATCGACGAGGAGCCGCTGCATTGAAGCCGGTTGATCCCGACCTGGCACAGCAGCTCAGCGACAGCCTCGCCTGCAGCTCTTTCAACTGCCGCTGGCGCTGGCTGCCGAAATCGGGCGAGGCCGCCGATCCTGTGATCGAATGCACCCGCTGCGGCGCCGGTTTCAAGGCCGAGCACGTCGAATGGCTGCGGGCGCGGACGAGGCTGCCGGGATGAGCCTGTTGTTGAGAGCGCGCTGGCGGGCGACGCTGCACTGGTGGCAGATGGCGCTGCGCTGGCCGCCGCAATTTCACCGGATCTGGCGGATCTACCGCTACGCTGGACTCGACACGCTCGCGATCGGCTGCGAGTGTGGTATCGTCTTTGGCGTCAAGCGATGATCGCCCCTAAATGCCGGATCTGCGGCGCCCGCGAGCACGGTCACGTCTGCCGGGGCGGCACGCCAGCCCAGCGGCTGCAGGAACGAAACAGGCAGCGCCATGAGGCTGCGCTCGCGGCGCCTGACCAGGCGCGCCCTTTTGCGGCTGCTAAGGCAGTGGCGGCGCCGGCAAGGCCATCGACCGCACTCAAAAAACCGGTGCCGGTGATAGCAGACGACATGCAGGAATTTGCGCCGGGACCGGGCGGCCATGATGCCGACGATCCGATCGAACGCGATGAGGACATCGACGACAACACGCCCGATCGCGCGCCGATCGCCGATCAGAAGCTGATGGCGACAAAGCCGGGCGAAGCGGCGAGGCCTAGGCGCTGGCATACCGAAGACGGCGACGACGGCGAGCCGCGCGACGTGCTCGACGCGGTCGCGCCGCGCAAGCCGGCCCGGTTCTATGCCCCCCAGGGCCAGTGCGTGTTCTGCGATCGGCGCCGAGCCGCCGCGCGCAAGAGCATGCAGGCGGTACGCGAGCGCGGCGAAGCGTGAACCATCCGCGCGTCATCTGGCTGCAGCCTTGGTGCGACGAATGCGAGCAGCATGGCGGCAGCGAAGGCCGGCTCTGGTGCCAAGACGATGTTTGGGGCAAGTGCGAGAAATGTGGCCGCAAGGCGATCCGCTATGTCTTTGATGACGTGGTCAAGGCGGTGCAGTGGCTCGAGGGCCGCGGCTATGCGCTGACCGAGAACCACAACTGGCTGCCGCCGAACAACATCACCGAGCCGAGCTCAACCGATCGAGCTGCGGCCGACTATCTCGCCGCCTACAGCGACTACGGCGGCATCATCAAGCTGACGCCGTGCCCGTTCTGCGGCGGCCGGCCGGATGCCCACGGCCCGCTCGGCGTCAAGTGCCTCGATTGCGGCGCCATCGCGATCGACATCATCCAATGGCAGCGCCGTGTCGGTCCCGCCTCGCGCTGACTGCGTCCTGCGCATGAAGGCGCACGATCGGCGCAATGCCGAGCTGCGCTGGGGGCGGCAACCAGTGGGGCGACGAATGGGTCGAAAAGGCCTGGACGCGCCCGCTGTTTGCCCGCGACCAGCCGCTGCTGAAGACCGACCTGACGCTGAAACGCTACCGCGAGCTTGCCAGGGAGTACAAAGCCCTATGCCGAAAGGTTCGAAGCTCGAGCAGGTCGAGCAGAAGCTGAAGCGGGAATATCCGGGCAATCCCGGCGCGGTCTGGGGCACGCTCAACAAGGCCGGCCTGGCCCGCGGCAACAAGCCGACCGCGAAGGGCCGGCAGAAGGCACCGCGCAAGCGCTAGATCTTCACCCACTGCCGCTGGTAGCCGAGCGCGAAGGCGACCCAGGTCATCGTGTAGTTCTGCGGCCGCTTCACCTTGCCGTCGAGCCAATTGTACATCGTTGTCGGCGCGACCGCGTAGGCGCCGCCGGTCGCCTTGCCGATGTCTTTCGAGATCTGCCAGACCGAGGCCTCGCTGGCGCTGATCGCGTTGCAGATGAACTCAAGATCAGGGTCACGCTCGCTGAAGCGGTAGCCCTTGTCGCGGTCGGCGTACTTAAGCTTGTGGATCGTTGCCGCCATTGCCTTCTCCCGGCTGTTCCTGTTTCTCCCGCAGCCCTAGTCCATCAGCCTCCTGCATGCGGATCATCACCGACCTCGCCGAGCGGCGTGATCGTGCTCCAGGCACAGCGGATCTCGCTGTCGCCCTCCAGCATGCCGCCGATCAAGGGCGGCCAGGCGTTCCGAGCCATGTCGTCGGCGACAAAGCGGGCCGTTTCCGGCCCATCCGCTTCGATGTCGTGATCGAACTGTACCGAGAAGTTAATGCGGTAACGGCGCCTGGTTAACATAGGTTTGCCCCCGTTCGTTGGCGGGCGGAACAGGCCAGCGATCGGCGCGAAGGCCGGCTTTTCGGGTGGGTTTGAGGGGATCATACCCTCCGCCCTAGTTCCGCCCTGGGGGCATTGTTGCTCCTGCCTACAGCCTGGCGCAACCCCACAAACAGCAACAAACCGTAAATATGCCCCTGGATCAGCGCCGGCCGACGACGATCCAGCTCCCGTTCAACGGCTGGAAACCGCGCGGCTACCAGCAAAATTTGTGGAATTACCTCGAGCGCGGCGGCAAGCGCGCGATCGCGATCTGGCATCGGCGTGCCGGCAAGGATGAGGTGTGCTTGCACTGGGCAGCGTCGGCCGCGCATCTGCGCGTCGGCGTCTACTGGCACATGCTGCCAGAGGCCTCTCAGAGCCGCAAAGCCGTTTGGGACGCTGTCAACCCGCATACCGGCCAGAGGCGCATCAACGAGGCCTTTCCGCGCGAGCTGCGTGAGTCGACGCGCGAGACCGACATGGCGATCCGGCTGATCAACGGAAGCCATTGGCAGCTCGTCGGCAGCGACAATTACAACAGCCTGGTCGGCTCGCCGCCGGTCGGCGTTGTGTTCTCCGAATTCGCCCTCGCCGACCCGAGCGCATGGGGCTATCTGCGGCCGATCCTGGCCGAGAATGGCGGCTGGGCGCTGTTCATTACGACCCCCAGGGGCCGCAACCACGCCGCGACCTTCTACGAGGCCGCCAGGAACGATCGGACATGGTTCGCCGAGCAACTGCCGGCGACGATGACAAACGTGTTCAGCGCCGAGCAGCTCGAGGTCGAGCGCCGCGAGCTGATCCGCGAATATGGCCCCGACGACGGCGAGGCGCGCTACCGGCAGGAATATCTCGTCAGCTTCGATGCCGGCGTGATGGGCAGCTACTACGGCTCGCTGATGGA